CCCATGGATGCATTATTACAAGAGATTGAAAGATTAGAAGAAGAAACCAAAGGTAAAACAGTAGCTGAAGAAATAGCTGGTGTTGAAACGGTTGCAGAGCCGGAAGCGGAACAAGAAGCTGAAACTGAGCAAGAAGCTGAAGCGGTTGATGAAGTTGCTGAGCCAGAAGCTGATGAAGTTGCGCCAGTTGAAGAAGATAAGGCTTTGAAGGCTCAAGATGAGTATCGCAAACGCCAAGCGCAAAAGAAAGAGGAATCTAAGCGCAAATCAGAAGAAGCTGATGCCCAAGCAGAAAAGCAAAAGCTGCAGGCGCAAATTAACAAAGAAAGCGATGTTGACGAGGCTGAAGAGTTGAGGCAGAAACTTAAGCAGGTTGACCAGATTATCCACGAAAAGCGCGTTTCTGAATTTGTTTTGCGGGCAGAGAATGAGCTTAACGAGTTAGAAAAAGAATTTAAGATAGCATTTACAGATTACGATGATGCGCTTGAATCTGCTTTAGCTATCACCAAAGACCGCATGGTGACTGGTGGCATGTCACCGCGTCAAGCTGATGAGGCTTTGCGTTTGGAAAAGATTAAGATTGCTGATGCTGCAGCCGCTAGGGGTGAAGACCCAGTCGAGGCTGTTTATAAAGAAGCCAATGCAATTAACAGTTGGTTTGATGGATTTGCAGAAAAGCGCGGTTATACTAAAACAGCCAAAGCCAAGCCTGCTAGCCTTACACAAAAAGCGGCAATGCGTGAAGCGTCAAAGCCTAATGCAATATCCAACGGCAGCGGTGCATCGGCTGCAAAGCACAGCTTTGATGAAATGGATGACATCTCAAATATAACATTTGGCGACATGTTATCTGGCAAATATAAGTAGTTGTAATTAATATTTTATGTGGTATAATTGGCGTGCAACCTATAGGTTTAGGTTGTGCGCCTTCAAAGTGTAGCTACTTAAAAGCATGGGTCGCGCCTTTTAAACGCAGAGGTTTTACCGTTTCCTGAAAAAGCGAGGTTTTCTCATACTTGAATGAGTTCTTGGCGGTTAATTATAAATTAACTTTATGAGGTAAATCATGGCTACAACAGTTATGACTTCAGCCAACTTATCAACCATTGCAAAATGGGAGAAAAAAACTTGGTTAGAAGTTTATCAACAAACAGCGTTTGGCGAATTGGCATCTAGCGGTGCAATTTACGATGCGTCTGAACGTTTTCGCGGCACAGATAGTCGCGGTGACAAACTAACATTTGATTATGTTGGAAAACTAACAGGCAACCCACTTGGTGAAGGTGCTATTGGTTTTGGTAATGAAGAAGCACTAGACACAGGAACGCATCAAATGGCTCTTGGGTTGACACGTATTCTAGTTTCATCTCCAAACGAAAGCTCAATCGAGCAACAACGCACTAACATTGGTTTCAACGCAGCAACAGCACAACTACAAGCAGGTCGTGCGGCTGAGTTAATCGATACATCTGTGTTTCAACAACTTGCTGGTGTAAACCCGACATCTTTCACGATGAACGGAACGACTTATGCAACTGCAGCTCAAAAGCTACAGGTTCAAGGTCATAACACACCAACAGCTCCAACAGCAAACCGCATTATTCGTTCGGGTGCTGCTGCGACTGACCAAGCGTTGACATCAAGCGACACAATGAGCATGGATTTAGTAGACTTTGCAATCGAGCGCATTGTTTCTAACGACCAGCCTATTGCACCTTGTAATGATGGATACTACAAACTATTCTTGCATCCTTTCCAAGTAGTGGATTTGCGCCAAGATAGCGGTGGAAAAATCCAGTGGTATGTTAATGAGCTTGCAAAAGTTCAAGGCGGTTCTGAGAGCTTTATTAACTATAAAGGTGGCGATAAGCCAGTTTTGGTTGGTAAGTATTTGAACGTTAATATCTACCAAGCTCCACGTGTGGCATTTGGCGCAAACAGTTCTTCAAGTGCTGTTATTCCTTCTGTAAGACGTGCGGTTCTAGTGGGTAAAGATGCGCTATCATTCGCTTCACCAGTTGGTGGAATTGGTGCTGGTGACAAACAAGTACCTTTCAAGATGTTTGTTCAACTATCTGATTACGATTACATTAAAGGCATGGACTTCCGCTCAATTATGGGTATCAAGAAAATGTCACCAAGTAATGCCGAAGATATTGGTTCATTCGTTATTTCAACATTCGCTAACGCTCACGCATAGGAGGACACAAGATGACTTTACCAACAATAGTACCTACAGGCTTTGCTGCTACTAACGCTGATTTTCTACGAGTTAAGAAAGACAGCACAGGCGCAGTACGCAATGTTAGGGGTTCTGTTTCTGTTCCAAGTGGAACAGTAGCAACAACAGTTGTGGGTTTAGTACCTTTCTCAAGAGGTGCTTCATTCGCAATCAATGACAAGTCAGTTCATTGTGGAAACTTCGGGGCAGCTAGCACTACAGTTGACCTCGGCATTATCTACGATGACAACGTTACATTTACAAATGATTTTGATGCTTTTGCCTCTTTGGCAACTGCACCACAAGCTGGTGGATTTGTAACTATTGACGAAGTGGAAGGTATGACGCTTTCAACTGCTGGCAACGGCTGGTTGTGTGCTAGAATTAATACGGCTGATGCTGATGCAACAGCTCCTATTACTTTCACAGTTAATGTGTCATATGACGTATAATTTTGATGTTAATAATAAGAAGGGCTTTCTAAATTAGGGGCATTAAAACATGGCTACGTTGGAGCAGATAAGGAATTTAGTTGCGAGGAAATCGAAAGATGCCGACTTTACTTCTTTGTCTGCTCCACTAGTTGATGCAGAGATAAACCGTTCAATACGCTTTTATCAGAATCAACAATTCTGGTTCAATGAGAGTTTGCAAGTTATAACTTTGACAGCGGATAATAACGTTGTGCCTAGCATACCAGCTGACGTAATAACTGAGCTGCAAGTAAATGGACTAACACTAATTGATGCTGACCAAAAGATTGATTTGCAGAAAATGGCAACCAATCTATTTATTGGGCGCAACAATAATCAAACTGGCAGACCTTACGCATATACGTTTCGCAATGGGCAGTATTTACTGCTTCCAACACCGCAACAAGCATATACGTTAGAGTTTCGCTGGTTGAAGAAGTATAGCGATTTGGTGGCTGGTGCTGACAATAACGACTTTACGAATAATGCGGAAGATTTAATAATGCTGCATACGCTTAAGAATATTTATGCAGAAGATAAAGAGGATTCAGAGCGCAGCGCGTTTTATCAATCCTTAGAGGAGTTGGAGTTTAAGGCATTGCAAAAACGTAATGACCAGAGGCTTTCTACAGGCGAATTATCAATCAATACAATATTAACAATAGGGGTTTAAAATGGGTTTAGCAGTAGGTGAATTAAAACGATATATTGCAGGTCGTATAACTGCAGATGGTGCAACAACTGTTTCTTTGAAAGTGAAAACTTTGGAAGCAAAAAGCATTGTGCTGTATAGCTTGGTAACGGTTGGTGGAACGCCAGCGGGTGCGCCATACACATTTAGCAAGAACTTGACCACTAAGACAATCGGAGTACGTACGGCTGTTGGTGACACAAGTGTATATGATGTTGTGGTTTTCCAGTAATGGATTTAGTCGCAAAAGATAAGGGCGGGGATTGGCATTTTGATGGTGATAAGACCTATTGGTGCATTAATTCCGATGATGAGAAAATAGGCATGATTTTTGCTGAGTATATTCCCGACCCTGTCTTAATGTGGCAATCAAAATGCGAGGCGGCTGGTGTGCATATTTCAAGCCCTGAAGCGCGGATATTAAAATCCAGCGAAACGATTTACAAACTATGGGAACATAAAAATGCCAACATTCACACCGAATTATAATTTCAACAAACCGTTAGTTAATAACGCAACCGATGCTGATTTGTGGGGCGGGCAGCTCAACAGCAACTGGGATAGTGTAGACACTTTGTTGTTTGGTGGGTTGGTAAGCAATGGCGACAAAGGCGATATTACCGTATCTGGCGGTGGCGCAACGTGGACACTAGATAAAAACGCATCATTGCAAACTGTGGGCGGTGTTGTTTCAACCAAAATTACAACCGAGGGAACGATTGCCTCAGCTGCTACAACTAACTTGGGCAGCGTAACCACAACTAATATTATTTCAATAACTGGCACAACTGGAATTACTGCGCTAGGCTCAAGTGCTGACGTTGCAAGCCCACTTTATTTTGTTCGGTTTACTGGTGCATTGCTCTTGACGCATAACGGTACAAGTTTAATTCTCCCAAGTGCTGCAAATATTACAACGGTTGCGGGTGATACAGCGGTTATGAAATATGAGGGCAGCGGAAACTGGCGTTGTATGGATTATAGCAGGGCGAGTGGTGCG